GTCACGCCCTCCTGGTTGACGATGACGCTGCCGGTTGTCGCGCCGCGGAACGCCACGACGTGCCGGTAGGCGGGATGCAGCAGCGCGGACCACCACGCCGGCCGCCGCAGGCCGCGCGCCGGGAAGAAGGCGACGATCCAGCAGTCATGGCGATGGGCGAGCGCGTCCACCGGGATGATGCCGGCCATGCTCACCGCCGCGACGTGCCGGCGGGCTCGCCGGGACCGACGGGGGCCGTGCTCTGCTGGCGCCAGCGATCATCGCGCCAGAAGCTGCGCAGGATGGCTTCAAGGTGCGCCTCGGGCTCCTGGTCATGCGCTTTGGCGCGCTGCGTCAGGTAGTCATGGAACAGCGGCTTGAGCCGCACCGTGACGGGGATGCGGTCGTCGTCCAGCGGCGGTCGGATCTGCGCGGATTCGCCCAGGGTGTCGCTCATGGTCGGAAGGCTCCGGGTGCGAAGGGGTTGAACCGGGTCTCAGCGATCGCCGGCCGGAAGCCGGCGGTGCGCGCGGTCTGCCGCGCGATCACCTCGTGATAGGCGCCGCCGTCGAGCGCGGCGTATTGCGCCGCCTCCACCAGGTGGGACGCCCAATTCTTCAGGACATGGGCGGTGCGCCGCCCGGCGGTGACGACGAAGCGGTAGTCGCTGGTCAGCGCGCGCTTGATCAGGCGGCAGGTGGGGCAGACGAGAAAGGCCGGTGTGCGCGCATCGATCAGCCGCAGCATGGGCCAGCGCAGCGCCTCCTGCCGCACCGTGGGATCATTGGTGGGCGCGGCGGTCACCGGGATGGCGGCGACGCGCGCGACGGTCTCGATCCAGCTCGCCTCGCCCCTGGCCCTGTCGGCGCCGTAAGCCGCGGAGGGATCGGCGATGCCGCGCGCGCGGTGGCCGCGGAATCGCTCGCTGGCCAGCAGCTCGGCCAGCACCTCGCCGAAGCGGGTGGGGCCGGTGATGCTGCCGTGTTCCTTGGCGTGGGTGGACAGTTCGGCGAGGATGCGGCGCTGGCCGTTGGCCGCATGCTGCATGATGACGGCGGCGGGCGTGCCGCCGGCGTCCATGCCGACGATCAGCGGGCGGCCGGGGATGGGTGCCAGCGGCTCCGGTGCGACCATGCGGTCGGGGTCGAAGTCGTCGGCATAGACGGCCTCGGCGGCCTGGCTCAGGCCCGGGATGTTCTCGATGAAGCGCTTGCGCTGGAAGGGCCGCATCGTCTCGGCCATCTGGCGGTAGTAGTGCGGGCCGAGGACCGCGAGGTTCTCCGCCCGGTCGGACAGGCCGGAGGGCTGCACGTAGAGCGTCCAGTTGGGGCGCGGCTCGTCAATGAAGTCTCGGACGATCCAGTTGCCCTCCTCGGGCGCATTGCACGCGCCCCACACCATCTTGGGGTTGCGCGCCAGCGTGGCGGAGGGGTAGCGGCCCGCGCGCTGATAGGAGAACTCGAGGATGTCTTCTGGCGCGGTGTCCACCTCGTCCACGAAGATGAAGCTGGGCTCGTAGCCGCGCAGCGCCTCCTCCACGCGCAGCTCGCCGAGCGCCATGAACTCGACCCGCAGCTCGATGCGGCCGCCGGCTGGATGGGCCAGCACCAGGTCATGCGTGGCCGGATCGCCGGCGGCGCCGCGCCAGACGCCCATGGTGCGCGGAAACCAGCGGGTCCAGCTCGGGATGGTGGTTTTTTCGAGGTCCTTGTAGAGGCGGCGCACCACGCCGAACTTCACCTGGCGCAGGCCGGGTGCGGTCTCCGGCCAGGCATAGGCGGCATAGATGCCGCGCCACAGCGCCGCCGTGGTCTTGCCGCCGCCCACCGGCCCCATGATGACGCTGATCGGGTCCTGCGATTCCGCGAAGGCCTGCGCCACGGGGCCGGGCGGCTGCCAGGTGGGGGTCACGTCCCCGTCTCCTCTTCCGCTTGGCCCAGCACGACGTGGAGCGGCACCAGCAGGCAGCGCGACGTCTTGGCGCCGAAGCGCATCTCCCGGTGCGGCATGGCGTCGGGCGCTTCTTCCAGCGCGGTGCGCCAGGCGCCGGCGGTGCCGGCCCGCGCCGCCCAGGGCGTGCGCTGGAACAGGCTGGCGAGCGTCGCATGGGCGTTGGCGATGGCGAGATGCCCCACCACGTCGCCCGTATCCGGGTCGCGGATGGGCCGGCCCTGCTGGTCCCGCATGGGCACCACGCGCAGCCCCAGCGCGGCCAGGCCGCCGGCGGCGTCGGCCATTTCCTGCGCGGTCGGTCGGCGCAGTTGGCCTTCCTCGTCGCGCATGACCATGCGCCCGGCGGCCTGCGCGATCAGCCCGCCGATATCCGTCAGCCTGCCGCCACGCCATTGCGGCGCCTGCATGGTGCAGAGATGGCCGAGGCAGCGGCTCCACTCCGGCTCCTCCTCCGCGCGGTCGGCGCGGGTGGCTTCCGCCACTTGCCCGGCGATCTCGGCCAAGGTGTCGCTGTCCGGCGGCGCGTCGTGCAGCGCGACATCGGCCGCCGCGAGCAGGGTGGCGTAGAGGTCGGCGCCGCGGTTATCGAGGCCGGCCGCCACCACCGCCTCGCGCCAGGCCTCGAGCCGCTCCTGGAACTCCGCCCAATTGTCGATCATCCGCTTGTGCAGGCGCTGGCCCAGCAGCCAAAGCTCGTCGCGCGCCAGCCGGGGCGCGCGCCCGGCGGGGTTCTTCTTGAGCTGGATGGGCGCGATGCGCGACAGGTCGGCCGTCTTGAAGCTCGGCCGCAGGATGGACGAATAGAATCCGCTGAAGCGGATGGCATGCATGACGGTGCCGTGGTTCTCGGTGGATCGCAGGCTGCTGCCGCCGGTGAAGGCGGAGCGCGCAAGGTCAATGACGCTGTTGAGCTTGGTGTTGTCCTCGGACGGCTCGGCCTCGTCGTAGAACAGTGCGATGGCGTCCTGCTGCATCCGCGCGCGGATGCCGGCGGGCGTGGGATCATCCGTGACGATGCAGCTTTCGCCTTCGTGCAGCAGTTGGGCGAGGAGGCGCTTGACCAGCGTGGACTTGCCGCAGCCGCGCTCGCCGGTGAACCAGACCTGCGGTCGCGCCTCGAGCGCGCCGCATAGCCACGCCGCGCAGACCGCGCCGACGACCAGGCGCGGATCGAGCTCGGGGCGGCGCCAGTTCCAGCAGCGCAGCAGCCTTTCGAGCTCGGCGGCCGGGCCATCGGGGCCGGCCGGCTGGCGTTCGCGGGCTGGCGGCGTGCGGGCCGGGCGGCGGACATAGATGTGCTGGTCACGCTTGCCGGGCCGCTCGGTGACCTTGCCGTTCAGGATGACATTGCCGAGATGGACCAGCAGGGCATTGTCCTGGCCGAGCCAGGCGCCATTGCCGCGGAGGCATTCCGGCCCGGCGAAGGGGCCCTCTTCATCGCAGGCCTGCATGATGGCCTCGGCCACCATGTCCGGCGCCCAGCTTTTCGGCTTCTGGGTCTTCTCGTCGAATGCCTTGGCCCATTTGCGCTGCGTCAGCAGATAGGGCGACATGCGCCCGAAAAGGCCGGCGATCGTGTTCTTCGACAGCGCGCGGCATTCGATCTGCACATAGGATTGCGCGCTGTCCAGAAGGTGGAGCATCAGCCCGTTCTTGCCGAGCGGCGTGATCGGGCAATCGTCGGGCAGGTAGCCGCCGCCTGCCGTCTTTCTGGACGCCGGCGCGTTGCGCAGCCGCTGCCCGATCTGCGTGATCTTGGGGTCGTCACTCATGGCTGCGGCTCCCAAGCGCGGCAAGCGCCAGCCAATACCGCCGGCGCCGATCATCGGCGCCGTTCATCCCGCCGTTGATCGCCACGGTGATCGCGTCGAAGTCTCCCGCGTCGGCCAGGGCGTTCAATCCCCGTGTGCCCCAGAACCAGGCGGCGGCCCAGGCGGCGCCCTCGCGCGTGGTCAGCCAATCCGGCACCTGTTCGACCGGCATCCCGCGCGCCGTCGCGATCTCGGCGCAGTTGGCGCGGCCGGTGACCTGCATGATCCCCGCGCCGCGATAGCGCCACCCGTCGCCGCTACCCTCCGGCGCGTTGCCCATCCGACCGCCATAAGCACGCTCGGCAATCGCGCGCTGATCGGCCGGCTTGCCTGGGCGGCGCCCCATCGCCTCGGCGCTGGCTAAGTCGAAGCGCCGAGGCCAGGTCGCCAGCAACGCCTCGGGTGTATAGTCCAGGCTCTCGCGCAGCCGTCGGAATCCGCCGCTCTCATGCGCGCATTGCGCCAGGAACGCCGCGAGCCGCTTCGGCGTGGCGATGCCGCG